CTACAACGCCGAAAACACCCGCTTCTTGGAAAACTCCCAACTGCCGGGGCGGCTAATCCGTCTGGCGAACAACAGCCAAGCACAGCCGCCAAAGGTCGACTGATGCGACCTGTGCGGAAATTTAACTGATTAGATTATGAAACCAGAAGAACAAAGAATAGCGATTGCTAAGGCTTGTGGAAAGGAGGGAGCTATGAGTGACCAACCTCGGACCCTCCGCCACAACGGAGTCGGCGAGGCCGACATGGAGACGCCCGAGGACTACGCTCGGCTCATGGGGCAGGCCTCAAATCAAACGATCGTTCCATCCGAGATCGAGGGCAGCGGCGAGGGGTCTGGGGGTCATGTTTCCAAGTTCTCAGTTTTTTATTCTGTCCGGAATCTCCTTTTTAGGGGTATTAGGGGTTTGTTTTAGAGTTGTAGAATTTGAAAGAGTACAATAAATAGGGAATTACCCAGATACCGAATCAAACAAAACTCCAAACCCTGAAACATTACCCCTAGACCCCCAACACACCTCACCCATCGAAAAACAACCAGAACACCACCAACATGCCACTACTGACCGAACACGAAGACCCCAGCCGCTACACCGCACCTCCGGACTCAGATCCGGACCAGCCGACCTACCTGCTCAGCCAAATACTCCGATACGTCGAGAGCTGCTGCCCGCATCCATACAACCACCACTACACGATCGAGGAGATCCGCGAGATCCTATTGGACGCATCTCGCTACCTGACCGACGAAGAAACCGGAATTTCCACACTATGAAAACGAACCTACCACCAGAACCAGACGACCAAGACCAAGACCAAGATCCAGACGATCAGCACTACACCCCCGACGAGATCCGCGAAATGATCATCCAAGACCATTGATCCGACACACTATGAAAACACAACTCAAGCCATCCCCGGCCGGCATCTACCACAAAGAATCCCGGCTCCACTGGTATGCGATCGCGTTCGTCAACCACGAGGGCGAGCCGTTCATGGTCGCCGCTCCATCGATCAAAAGCGCGAAGGCGCTCGCGAAATACCACACGACCAACACCGATCTCGTCATCGAGCGGATCACCATCCGGAAAAACCCGAATCCATGAAACAATACATCCAAACCTTGCAACGATACAACGCATGGCGCCGCGGCGAGGACGTCATCGAACAGCCAGATCCCCGATCGATCGGCGAAGCCATCGACGGCCTGATCAACGCGATCGCAGAACTCGAGCGCGATCGAGACGACTGGAAGGCTGAAGCCGGGATGAGATCCAAGGAGATCGAGGTCTGGAAGAACGAGAGCAGCCAGCTCCGCGGCGAGCTGATCAAGGCGGACAACGCGATCCAGTCGAACATCGACATGTTCCTGCACCTCCGGTCGGAAATACAATCCCTCCGGGAACAATTAGGCATTGCAAGAAAAGACTGGCTCAACTAGCATGACCACAATGATCGCAGCCAAGAAGACTCAATCATTCCGCAACTTCGTCGCAGCATACAGCGCGAAGCACATCGCAAGCGTCATCGGATGCAGCTTGCCGACCGCCTACGATTGGCGATCGGGAAGGCGCTCCCCTCCGACATGGCTCCACAAGAGATACATCGAGGCGCTCAACGAATCCACCCAGCAGAACAAGCGCAGATGACCTATGGAGGACGAGCATGAAGATCCCGAACTCGACGAGATAGACCGCAAGATGTCCAAGAACTCACGCATCGTATCCGCCGCCTGCAATCGATACTTCGCAAGAAAAGGAATGCGATGCTACGACCTCAAGGGCAACGAGATCAACCCGCTCACCAAGAAACTCATCACCAAGAAACCATGCAAACCTACCTCGAAGGACTGAAGGCGCTGCTCCGGAAGAAGACATTCCCGGCATCGTTCAACTCTGCCGACTGGCAGGCTGTCGCTCCGGCGATCCGGCAACGATCCTTCTTCTCCGCCACCATCGAGTCGGCGAAGGTCCTCAGCCGCTTCCGGCGGATGCTCCTCGACTGGCAGGCCGCCACCGTCGAGGACGTCGTCAGTCCATCCGGGATCCCCACCAAGGCCTACAAAGTCAGCGGCCTCGCTGAGTTCCGCGAACGAGCCGGCGACCTGCTCATTCAAGAGGGCCTCGCATCCCCGGCCGACTTCAAACGAGAGGGGATCTCGAACGTCGCATCCATGAGCCGGCTGAAGCTGATCTTCAACACGAACACCCAGCAGGCGCAGGAGTTCGCTGCCTACGAGATGCGCGTCACCGATCCGAACCGCATCAACCTATTCCCAGCCGCTCGGTTCGTTCGCCGGCCCGGGGCAGTCGAGCCGCGGCTCCGCCACGTCGAGGCTCAGGGACAGGTCCGCCGCTACGATGACTTCGCCTTCTGGCTCCGGCAGAACGCGGCCGACATCGGAGGCTTTCAGGTGCCATGGGGTCCTTGGGGGTTCAACTCCTACATGACGCAGGAGCCGGTCAGTCGAGCGCAGGCCGAGAAGCTCGGACTCATCCGACCCGGACAACGCCTCCCAGCTCTCGACCTGACGCCTTGGGGCATCTCACCCAAGACCCGCTTCAATCAAGGAGTCGAGGCGACCGTCGACGACGTCACGCCGGAGATCCGCCAGCAGGCGATCGAGACGATCAAGGCTCGGCTCGGTCCCGGAGCAGTCGGTCCAGATGGCAAGCTCTCCCTCGAGACGATGATCAGAATCCGCAACTTAAGATGAACACGAAGCAAGGCCTCGAATCAACTCCGACCGTCAAGGACGTCCACAGTCCAGCCGGGCAGCCGTTCTACGCTCCACCGTCCTTTGCCGATCTTCCTGACTGTCCCTTCTGCCGCTTCGGGACGCCGATGAAGCGTCAAGACGAATGGCGCTGCATCGACTGCGGAGCTAAGATGACCGAGGAGCAGATCCGCAAACGCTAGTTTTTCCACAATATGAAAATCGAACAGATAAAAACCGCCGAACTCATCCCCTACGCAAGGAACACCCGAACGCATTCCGAAGCTCAAGTCGCGCAGATCGCAGGATCGATCCGGGAGTTCGGCTTCACCAACCCCGTGCTGATCGACAACGAGAACGGCATCATCGCCGGCCACGGCCGCGTCATGGCCGCGCAGAAGCTCGGGCTGGCGAAGGTGCCGTGCATCCGCCTCGGCCACCTGACCGACACGCAGCGCCGTGCCTACATCATCGCCGACAACAAGCTCGCGCTGAACGCTGGCTGGGACGAGGAGATGCTGGCGCTGGAGCTTGGCGAGCTTGGTGATCTCGACTTCGATCTGTCGCTCATCGGCTTCGACGAGTCAGAGCTTGGAGAACTAATGGCTGATCCAGCAGAAGAAGCAGCAAAGAGAAACGAAGTCGGAGCCGGATCGCTATCGGCCAAGTTCGGCATCCCTCCTTTCTCGGTGCTGAACGCACGCGAGGGATGGTGGCAAGAGAGAAAACGTGCATGGCTGGCGATAGGTATCAAGAGCGAGCTTGGACGTGGAGATGAATTGATTGGAAAGGCGGCACCGAATAGTGCCTATGGAAAGCAATCTACTGGTGTTGATGAAAACGGAAAATTAACATACAAAGAAAGCGTTGGCAACACTTCAACATTCGACCCTGTCCTTTGCGAGTTAGCCTATCGATGGTTCAGCCCAGTCGGGGGCGTCGTGCTTGACTCGTTCGCCGGTGGCAGCGTGCGCGGGATCGTTGCCAGCCATTGTGGTCGGCAATACATCGGCATGGACTTACGAGCCGAGCAGATCGAGGCGAACAGAGCGCAAGCAGACGTCGCACGCGATCCGCAGCCGGTCTGGCATTGTGGCGACAGCCTAACGATTGACAAGGTATGCGCCGACGTCGACGCCGACTTCATTTTCTCCTGCCCACCATACGCCGACTTAGAGGTCTACTCAGACGACCCAGCCGACCTATCAACGATGAGCTACGAGGACTTCCGCGCCGTCTACTTCGAGATTATCGCCAAGGCGTGCAGCCGCTTGAAAGAGGATCGCTTCGCCTGCTTTGTGGTCGGAGACGTCCGCGATAAGAAGGGCAACTACTACAACTTCGTTGGCGACACGGTCGAGGCTTTCCGCGCTGCTGGGCTGCACTTCTACAACGAGGCAATTCTTGTTACTTGCGTCGGCTCGCTGCCGATCCGCGCCGGTAAGCAGTTCACAGCCGGTCGCAAGCTCGGCAAGACGCACCAGAACGTCTTGGTGTTTGTCAAGGGCGACGGCAAAAAGGCGACCGCAGCCTGCGGAGAATGTGACTTTGGCGAACTCAGCGCAGAGGGTATCGACGACGCAAAGCATCTTTCCCAGCCTCAATCAAGCTCTCTGGATCTTTCTTGATCTGACGGTAGAAATCAGGATTATGAATCGCATCTTTCGCACGCAAAATGGAGTCCCGCTCGGAGCCGAGGTCGGGAAACTTAGCGGCGAACTTAATCGCTGCGAGCCAATCGCCTGCCTCGATCATCACCATCAGTTGAGAGAGTTTTGTAACCATGTGTTGACGAATAGGATAACAAAACCGAACTGCAAGAAATAAAACCATGAGCGCGAAGAAGTCACCAGCGGAAAAGAAGTCCGGCGGCCGTCCTCGATACGAGCCGACCGAGGAGATGCGCAAGCAGGTCGAGCTGTTGTCGGGGATCGGCGTCCCTCTCGAGCAGATCTGCACAATCGCCGGAGTCGATCGGAAGACGCTCGCGAAGTATTACCGCGAAGCGATCGACATGGGATATGCGAAGGCGAACAGCCGGATCTCGAAACGCTTGTTTGACATCGCGATGGGAGACAGCAAGGAGTCGCTGACCGCCTGCATCTTCTGGCTGAAATGCAGAGCAGGATGGAAACCACCGGCTGAGGTCGAGGTCAACATCGACAACTCGAACAAGGCCGCAATCATCAACCTGCCTGCCGAACAAGAGCAAGCTCTCGCTCGCGTCATCGAGGACGCTCGGGAGCGCGTCCGCCGGATCTCATGACACCGACCGAATTCTGCGTCCGCCGCCTTGGTATCGTCCCTTACGTCTGGCAGATCGAGAGCCTCGAGTCGGTCAGCATGAAGCAGCCGACCAGCGTCGTCGCAGCGAACGGCAGCGGCAAGACCGATCGGCTCGTCGCGCCGCTGATCCTCTGGCACCTCGACCAACATCCGAAGGGCAAGGTCGTCTTTACCTCTGGATCCTTCCGGCAGCTATCCAACCAGCTCTGGCCGGCGATCCGAAAACACCGGGACAAGTTCCCGACTTGGAACTTCATGGCCGAGGAGCTTCGGACACCAGAGGGAGGCTTCGCGCTCGGCTTCTCGACTGACGACGCAGGCAAGGCCGAGGGCTGGCACGGCGAGCCGGATGGTCCGCTGATGATCATTGTCGACGAGGCGAAGACCGTCCCCGATCAGATCTTCGACGCCTTCGAGCGATGCACTCGCGACTATCAACTATGGGTCAGCTCGCCTGGCGCTCCCCGCGGCCGGTTCTTCGACAGCCATCACAAGGATCGATCGCTCTACTGGACCAGACGAGTCCCATCGATCGAATGTCCCCACATCCCGGAGGAACGACGCGAACTCGACCGCAAGCGATACGGCGAGGATCACCCGCTCTACCGATCGAAGCATCTCGCCGAGTTCACGGCCGACGACGAATACATGGTCCTGTCTCCGACCAAGCTGACCGCGGCACTCGCCGCGCAGCCGGAGCAGGACGAGAACGGCGAGGTCGTCGCCTTCTGCGACTTCGCTGCCGGCCGCGACGAGAACGTGCTGGCGGTCCGCCGCGGCAACTCGGCGAGGATCATCAAGGCATGGCAGGAGCGCGACACCGTGCAGGCCGCTCGGCAGTTCGTCCGCCTATTCGAGGATCAGGGCCTCAAGCCGGGGCAGATCTTCGGCGATGCTGACGGCCTCGGCACCGGCTTTGTCTGCCAGATGGCCGAGGAGGGCTGGCACATCAATCGGTTCCACGGCGGTCAGACGGCGAAGGACAGCGACGAATACGCGAACCTGATCGGCGAGGTCTGGCACACCGCCACTCAGTCGATCCACCGCGGCGAGATCAACCTCGGCGAACTCGATCCGATGACCTTCGAGCAGATCACGACCCGGCGCAGCGAATGGAACGCGACAGGGAAGCTCCGGATCGAGGACAAGGAGAAGATGCGCAAGTCAGGGCTGAAGTCACCTGACCGAGCCGACGCTCTGCTCGCCTGCATCGCTCTGGGCGCTCATCACTCCGGCAGGATGTCCGCGGCCTCCGCGACGCGACTGAAACGATCCGACTTTTCGACGCCTCGGGCGAGGGGATTCAACGCGCTCTGAAATCATCCTTGCATTGTCAACAAGAAAAAGCTAGGGCAAGCGCATGACTATCGACGAGCGCAAAGGCATCGTGTGGCCGATCCCGACCACCTATCGAACAAACGACTACGACTTAGCAAACGTGACGCCTGAACAGGTCCGCACGATTCTGCGCAACGTCCGCACCGGAAAACTCGAAGACCAAGATCGACTCTTCCGCCTGATGCTCGACACATGGCCGCGCCTACGCAAAGCGCTCAACGAAGTAAGCGGAGCTGTAAGTCGTCTCAAGATGGAGGTCAAGCCTGCGATCCGCGAAGGCGCCGAGGAGCCGACGCCGGCAGCAATCAAGATGCAAGAGGTCGTCGAGCGAGCGCTCAACAGCTACTCACCGAAACCCGGTCACTGGGAACTCGACACCGGGCAGATGATCAACGCTCTGATCGATGCCTACGCGAAGGGGATCTCGGTCGTCGAGATTGTATGGCAGAACCAGAACAACATCATCTCACCGCGATGCTACGCACCAGTCCCGGCGAAGTATCTCGCATTTCCTAACTTCTCAAACGAGATCGATCGCCTGATGATCGCACCGAACGGAGCGAACAACTCGAATCTCGAGGACTTTCCACCAGATCGATTTGTCATCGGCATCTGGTCGCAAGGAGGAGCGCATCCGATCTACGGAGCGAACCTTCGAGCGCTCACGAAGTATTGGCTCGCATCGATCTACGGCCTCGGCTGGCTCATGCAGTTCGCGCAGCTCTTCGGGATCCCGATGCGGACCGCGAAGACCGACGGCACCGAGGAAGCACTCAACAAGGCCGAGGATATGCTCGAGTCGATTGGATCCTCCGGCTGGGCAGCAACCGGCCCGGGAGTCGACTTCGAGATTCACTCCGCCATCAGTGGCAGCGGCGACTCGCTGCCGCAGTCTCACCTCATGGACGTCGCCGATCGAGCCTGCGATATTCTCATGCTCGGACAAACGCTGACGACCGACAACACCGGGACAGGATCACGCGCTCTCGGCGACGTTCATGCAGGCATCCGCAGCGAGGTGCTACAAAGCGTCTCATCGTGGGTCGCCAGCATCGTCACGACGCAGCTCATCCCGGCGATCGTCCGGATGAACTTCGGATCGGTCCCCTCCGAGGACATGCCATACTGCGAGCTTCACATCCCGATCGCGAAGGATGAGAAAGCAATCGCCGAGCGCGTCAAGATCTACACGGAGATCGGAGTCCCAATGCCGCGGCAGTGGGTCTACGACGAACTCGGGATCCCACTCCCGATCGAAGGAGAGGAGATCTTCGGCGAAGATCAACCGCAGGACGAGATCGAGCCGATCATCGAACCGGAGCTGCCGGCGCTCCCGATCGAGTCGGCCAGAGCCGATGTCGATCTTCGGCCCACCGAGGAGATGGCTCGGAACGCGACCCGCGCTCTGGAGGTCCGCCGGACAAAACCGCAATCGGAACGCGGCATGATCGCCGTCGGTCTAGCTCGGGCGCGAGACATCTCGAACCGGGTCGAGCTATCCCCGGACACGGTCAAGCGGATGGTCTCCTTCTTTGCTCGCCACGAGGTCGACAAGACCGGATCGACATGGGACGATCAGGGCAAGGGCTGGCAGGCATGGCACGGCTGGGGCGGCGACGAGGGCTACGCATGGGCCAAGCGGAAGGTCGCAGAACTCGAAAAAGCGGCAGAATAGGGGTATTAGGGGTCTGTTTCTTAGTTGTAGAATTTGAAAGAGTACAATAAATAGGAAAAGCCACCGCACCGCTCGACGAAAAGAAACTCCAAACTGGAAAACATTACCCCTAGACCCCTGACACCTATGACCGACGAAGAACTCCGAGAACTCTCCGGGCAATGGCTCAACCCGATCGACCTCGCTCTCGCCGACCTGCTCGACAAGAGCCAGCGGATGACGGTCGGAGCCTTCAACGATGAGGTCGAGAAAGTCGTCAACTCGATCCCCCAGATGTTCAACCTCCTCGACCGACAGGCGCTCATCGACGCGCTCGAGAATGAGATCGGCGAGGCAATGCTGAAAGGGCTGGCGGAATGACCGAGGGCAAGTCATTCATCGGGATCAAGGTCACCGCCTCGAATCTTAACGAGACGAAGCTGGCGATGATCAAGCTGGCCGCACCTCAGACAAGGATGGAGGCGCTGAAGCAGGGAGCGATGAGCGCTCTCGACGTGATTCGTGCCTACTACAACGGCCGCGGCCGGCTGCCATGGATCAACCCCTCTCTGCCGACGCATGGCCCAGGTCGATCGCTGTCTGGCTGGTGGCTCGCCACCGCCTCGGGCTGGTCGACAACCAAGGCGAACTCAAGCGGCGTGACGTTCTCGAACGCAGCGATCGGTCTCGCTCACAAAGTCACCGGAGGAACGATCCGAGCGAAGCGTCGGAAGTTCCTGACGATCCCGATCGTTCCGCAGGCTCACGGCGTGACCGCTCGCGACTATTCCCGGCGGATCTCTCCGCTCTTCAGGGTCAAAGGAGTTCTTGCCGAGAAGGATGAAGACGCCGAGAGCGGCATCCGTCCGGTCTACGCGCTCAAGAAGTCGGTCACGCATAAGCCATGGCCGGGAGCGCTACCTCCGGAAGCATCCTATGTCGACGCGTTGATCGACACCGCGCTCGACTACCTGATCGATCAAGAGATGAACCGCTGATTCGGCGGATTGAAATCTGGCGAAAATTTGTTCTTGCCAAGTTGAAAAACGATGGCAAGGGGAGATCAATGTTCGTGCCAGATAAAATTTCCGCAGCATTCCAATCAGAGGTCGGCGCCTTGGAAGGATCGATTGTCTATCTCCCCGAAGGCAAGCACAGGATCAATGCAACGGTCGGAGGAAAAGCGAAGACAGTTGAGGTCGAGGTTGACTCGCGCATCGCTGCATCGTTCTCCGAAGATCTAACAAAACGCCTCGAGCGCAACATCAGACCATTCGCTGGCTTCGATCATCAGAACGGACCTGCGTCGTTCATCCCGAAGGAATTTCGCTACGAGGAAGGAGTCGGCCTCCTCCTCGATGTCGAATGGACCGAGGCGGGACGCAAGGCAATCGAAGGCCGTGACTATTCCTACTTTTCCCCAACTTTCCTGATCTCCAAAGACGGCATCCCCACAGGACTCGCATCAAGAGGCGAGATCGGTTCGCTAGTCAACGACCCAGCGTTTGAGGAGATCCCTAGAATCGCAGCAGCATACAATCCAAATATCATGATCGAACAACTAATCGAACTCGGTCTTGTCGACGAATCGCAAGACCCAGAATCCGCCATGGAGATCGCCAAGCAACAGCTTGCTAACCTCCGCGAATCCGCAGCCGCGGCCGCTTCTCAAGAAGACGCTCAAGCCGCAGCAGCATCGGCTTCCGAAAACTATGCAAAACTCGAAGCCGAGCTTGCATCAGTGATGGAAGAGAACAAGAAGCTCAAGGAGAACATGGCCGAGAAAGCCATGGCATCCGCCGAGCTTGCCATCGAGGAAGCAGTGAAGGCTGGCCGTATCGCTCCGCAGGACGACGCGACCAAATCCTTCTGGCGCTCCTCAATCATCGCCAACCCTGAAGCTCTCAATGCGCTCAATGCGATCCCAGTCAATCCAGTTCTCACTGGGCAGACCGTTCTCGCCGGTCGCAGCGAATCCGCACCCCAAGAAATCGAACTCACTGGCCTCGCACGAGTCGAGGCCGCATTCAAATCACAATCCAAACCATAACAATCCATGCCAAACAATCTGACATTGCTTGACCTTGCCAAGCTCAACGGCGCCGACCCAATCGTCGGCCTCATCGAAGAAGTCGCCACCAGTTCGCCTGAAGTGACTCTGATCCCAGCTCGCACCATTCGCGGCACGAGCTACAAAACCGTCATCCGCAACAGCCGGCCATCAGTGGCCTTCCGCGGCGCGAATGAAGGAACCGACGCATCCAAATCCAACTTCACGGAACGCCTCGTCGAGGCCTTCATCCTCTCGGCTCGCATCGAGGTGGACAAGGCAGTCGCTCGTGGCTACGAGGACGGACCAGAAGCAATCCAAGCCATCGAAGCTGCCGGCGTCATGCGCGCTGCTCTCAGCACCGTTGGCACCCAGACGATCTACGGCGAAGCTGCTGGATCCAAAGGATTCACCGGACTGCAATCCATGGTCGCCGCCTTCGGCACCGAACTCGTTGTTGACGCCGGCGGCACGACCGCAGGCACCGGCTCCTCGGTCTATGCGATCAAGGCTGGCAACACGGGCGTCCAATACGTCTACGGCAACGGCACCACCTTCGATCTCTCCGCATTCCGCGAGGGCGACGCAGTTGACGCCGACGGCAAGCGCTACGCTGCCTTCATCGCCGACCTGACCGCTTGGATCGGATTCCAGTGCGTGAACAAATACGCAGTGGGCCGCCTCAAGGACGCAACCGCGGACAGCGGCAAGGGAGTGACCGACGCGAAGATCGCCGAACTTCTCAGCAAGTTCCCGGTCGGCGAGCGTCCAACGCACCTCCTGATGTCCCGTCGTTCCGCTTTCCAACTTCAAGTCAGCCGGACCACCGCGCCGAACACGAAGCAGGAAGCATTCAACGGCATCCTTCCCGGAGTTCCAACCGAATCCTTCGGCGTCCCGATCATCATCACCGATTCGATCTCCGACACTGAAACCCTCAGCTAATCCTAACCCTCATTCAAATCATGTCCTTCGAATTCAATCGCAATCTCCAAGACAAGAACTACACCAGCTCGGTCGCAATCGCTCAAGCTGGCGCAAATACCGCATCCTTCGACCTCGAGCAGGTCGTCGGCGGCGATATTGAGTCAGTAGTTTTCTCCCTGTCAGCTCCAGCCGCTGCCGGAATCACCGACGCAAAGGTCGTCACCTACGCGCTCCAAGACTCCGCCAACGGATCTGACTGGGCCGCTGTCGATCCAGCTATCAGCACGACCCAAACGGCTGCTGGTGGCGCAGGTATCGCTGCAAAGGAAGTCCGCTTCCGTCTGCCAGCCAATACCCGTCGTTACGTTCGCATCGCTCAAACCATGACCGCCACCGCAGGAACTGTGACCGGCAGCATGGTCGCCAAACTGTTGTTCTAAGCAACCACCGGAGGGACGAGGTTTTTTGTAGTGTTCTCCTCGTCCCTCCACCTTCTTTCCTTTTATGCCATGGATCCAACTCACATCCGACGGTCTCAGAGACCGGCTTGCCTCCGACGAGTTCGAGGCATTGCTGGCTGAGTCCCCAGCGCCAGAGTCCAAGCTCGAAGAGATCCTCGAGCAGGTCGCGCAAGAGATTGTATCCAGAGTCAACGCAGGCCGCAGAAAGCGCGGCCTCCCACCAGTCATCAACACGGGCAGGAATGTTCCTCCCGGATCCCAGCGTCACGGCTACGCTCTCGCTCGGAGACTTCTCTCCGAAGCATTCCCCTCCCTTGCCGAGTTCAACGGCGAGGACCGCAAGCTCGCTGTCGAGGCTGCGGAGAACTACATGGACGACCTCGCCAAGAACGACGTCGACTCCGACGATACCGGAGCGAACAGCTTCGCCTCATCTTCCGCCTCATCCTTCCGCTATGGCGGGAGCGCAATCATGGACTTCGCAGAATCACCATGAGCATCATTCGTCAGATCGTCGACAGCATCGCCGAAACCCTCTCGGCGCATCCCTTCTTCCGGACCGTCCCGAAGATCCCCGTTCTCGTCGAGGACGGCAAGGACATCGAGACGAGCATCATGACCGCGATGAAGAGCGCCGGCGCCTTCTGCCTTGTGCATTTCGAGTCCGCCGAGACCGACTCGGAGAATACCC